TGGCGTTTCCGTATGAAGAAATGGTAAAAGAATGGAATGGTCATTTTGTTCATAAATCAGAATATGAAGAAAAGCATCCGCAGTTAGAGTTAAGATCTAGGTCTGGAGATGTACAGGGGTTAAGAGATGTTAGACCAGATAGAACTGAAAATGAGGTTGCAGCTATGTTAGGTAATAATCCTTTTTCGATTACTGCAAGTTCGCAAACAGTTACAGTTACAGAGATAAATCATGGAAGAACGTCAGGTGATACTGTGAGATTTAGAAATGTTCAAGGTAGTCCAGGTGGAGTTTCTTTTTCTACCTATGAAAACTCTTCAGGATTTAGTATAACAGTTACAACAACAGATAAATACACTTTTAGTTTGGGAGCAACTCCAAGTGTAACAGAAAAAGGAGGAGGACCAACTGTGTCTGCAGGACCAGTTAGTCTATCAGCATAATGGCAGGATTAAGTGCATCAGGATTAAAAACACAGATAAGAAGCTACACAGAAGTTAGTTCAACAGTGCTGTCAGATAGTGTTTTAGAAAATATAATATTAAATGCGCAATATAGAATTTTTAGAGATGTTCCTATTGATGCTGATAGAAAAACAGCTACAGGTAATTTTACATCTGGAACAGGCACTGTAACCGTGCCAGCGGGAGCTGTATTTGTTAGAGCAGTGCAGGTTTATACTGCAACTGGATCTACTTATACGGGCGCTAATACTTATTTAGAAAAAAGAGATTTAACATTTTTAGAAGAATATATTTCAGCAACTACATCTACTGGAACACCAAAATATTATGCAATGCTAGATACAGGAGCAACTGGAGAAAGTTCATCAAACTCTGGATCTATTATTGTATCACCAACACCGAGTGCAACATTTGCATACAAAATACACTACAATGCAGCGCCAGCATTATTAGAAAATGATGACACTAATTATATTAGTATGAATTTTCCAAACGGTCTGCTATATTGTTGTTTAGCAGAGACCTATGGTTTTTTAAAAGGGCCAGCAGATATGTTAGCTTTGTATGAACAAAAATATCAACAAGAAGTACAAAAATTTGGAGGAGAGCAAATAGGTAGAAGACGAAGAGATGACTATACTGATGGAACAGTTAGAATACCAGTCAACTCACCGACACCTTAAGGATTAAATTATGGCATCAACATTTTCAGATCTTGGTATAGAACTAATGGCAACCGGCGAAAATGCCGGTACATGGGGGACAAAAACTAATACTAATTTACAAATCGTAGAAAAAGCAATCGCTGGTTATGTAGAAAAATCTATTGCTGGCGGTGCGCAAACAACAACTTTATCTATTACAGATGGTGATACAACTGAGTCAACATCTGTTGCAAGACACGCGGTTATAAAATTAACAGGAACTATTACAGGTAATCAAATTGTAACTGTTCCAGATTCAATTGAAAAAGTTTATATTGTGGTAAACGGAACGTCAGGTTCTTTTACTGTTCAATTTAAAACTGCATCAGGTACTGGTGTAACTTTTGGTGCATCTGATAAAAGCACAAAATTACTTTTTTCTGATGGAACAAATATAGTAGACACTAATTTTAGTGGAGCAACAGATTTAGACGGTGGAACTTTAACTCTTGATGCTGATGCAGACACAACTATTACAGCAGATACAGACGATCAAATTGATATTGCAATTGCTGGTGCAGACGATTTTAGATTTACAGCGAATACTTTTACAGCTTTATCTGGTAGTAGTGTGGTCATACCAGACGGTGGCCTTACTTTAGGAAGCACAGCAGTTACATCAACTGCAGCAGAATTGAACGTATTAGATGGAGTTTCTGGATTAGTAGCTGCAGATCTTACAAAACTTGCAGCAGTTGATTCAACTGCAGCAGAATTAAATATTCTTGACGGTGGAACATCAGCTACATCTACAACAGTTGCAGATGCAGATAGAGTTGTATTAAATGACAATGGCACTATGGTGCAAGTTGCAGTTACAGACTTAGCTGCATACTTTGATGATGAGATTACAGCAATGCCTAATCTTACATCTGTTGGTACTCTTACAACTTTAACAGTCGATAATATAATTATAAATGGAACTAATATAGGTCATACATCTGACACGGATGCCTTAGCTATAGATTCAAGTGGTAATGTTACAGCCTCACAAAATTTAACCGTGACCGGAGATCTTACAGTATCTGGTGATGATATTACAATGGGCACTAACACTGCAGGTAATTTATTAATTGCAGATGGTACAAACTTTAATTCTGTAGCAGTAGGTTCATTATCAGAAATATCTACAGTTGCTAATGATGACGTATTCTTAGCAGTTGATACTTCAGGTGGTGGTCTTAAAAAAATCGCAAGATCAGCCATTGTATCTGGGCTTGCTTCATCAGCAGCTATATCAAATGTTGTAGAAGATACAACTCCACAATTAGGTGGTGATTTAGATGTTAATGGTAATGGTTTAGTATCGACATCAAATGGTAATATTGCTTTAACACCAAATGGAACGGGTGTTGTTAGAATTGATGGATCTAATGGTATTGATATAGAATCAGGTGCTATATCAATAAAAAACTCTGGCTCTGAATCTTACGTAAGATTTTATTGTGAATCTAGTAACGCACATTACACACAACTACAAGCAGCACCTCATTCAGCTTATTCTGGTAGTCCAACTGTAGTTTTACCCGCAAGTGCAGACACTTTAGTTGGTAGAGCTACTACAGATACCCTAACAAATAAAACTTTAACTACACCTGTTATTGCAGAAATAGATAACTCTAGTAATATTACATTAGATGCTGGCGCTGATATTATTTTAGATGCAGGTGGAGCAGATGTCACACTTAAAGATGATGGCACAACTTTCGGTAGTTTAACAAATTCTGGTGGAGAACTTGTAATTAAATCAGGATCTACACCTACAACCGCTATGACATTTAGTGGTGCTAATGTAACTTTTGCAGGGACAGTGACTATTGGATCTGCAGGTATATCAGAAGCAGAATTAGAAATACTAGATGGTGCAACTGTAACAACAGATGAGCTAAATATTTTAGATGGTGTAACAGCTACAACATCAGAAATTAATTTAATTGATGGTGGAGCCACAGTTGGAACAACTGCAGTTGCAGATGGTGATGGTATTATACATAACGATGGTGGCACTATGCGTGTTACTAGCGCTGCAACATTTAAAACATACTTTCAATCGGGAATATCAACAGCGTTTGATGATTTAACAACAGGAGATGCAGCAGTTAATGTTGCTACGTCTGCTGGTAATATTACAATTGATGCACAAGGCAATGATACAGATATTATATTTAAAGGAACTGATGATAGTTCTGATATTACTATGCTTACTCTTGATGGTAGTGATGCTGGTTCTGCTACATTTAATGATAAAGTTATTGTTGGAGATGGTAAGTTAGTTCTTAACTCTACAGCAGTTACATCAACTGCAGCAGAACTTAATTTACTAGATGGTGTATCAGGATTAGTACAAGCAGACCTAACAAAATTAGCTGCTATAGACGCTACAGCAGCAGAGCTAAACATAGTTGATGGTGGGACAAGTGCAACTTCTACAACTTTAGTTGATGCAGATAGATTTGTAGTTAATGATAATGGCACTATGGTTCAAGTTGCAGCATCAGATGTTAAAACATATATTGGCGGTGGTACATCTTGGCAATCAGTTAAAACAAGTAATTATACAGCATCAGCAGGCCAAGGTGTTTTTGCAAATACAACTAGTGCATCGTTTACAGTTACACTTCCAGCTTCACCAACTTTAGGAGATGAAGTATCTATTGTAGACTATGCTGGAACATTTGATTCTAACGCATTAACAGTAGGAAGAAACTCATCAAAAATTTTTGGAGCAGATGAAGATTTAACAGTGTCAACAGAAAGAGCAGCATTTACTTTAGTATTTACTGACTCTACTCAAGGTTGGCTATTCAAGAATGATTAATAGGAGTCTAAGTGGCAACTTATAGACAATTAAAAGGTTATAGTGTTAAGACCGTAACAAGTGACCCATCTAATACTCAATTTGGTCAAATTTGGTATAATAGCGTAGCCAAACAAATAAAGTTTACAGGTAACGCTGGAGGTGTTTTTTCTTCTGGTGGTAATTTAAATACAAACAGATGGAACTCTAGAGCAACTGTTGGAACACAGACAGCTGGAATAGTTTATGGTGGTTCAATTTCTACAGGTGATCTTATGGCTGAAACAGAAGAATATAATGGTACTTCATGGACTGAGGTTACTGATATGCCTACTGTGACTACAGGTAATGGTGGCGGTGGAATACAGACAGCAGCTTTTTCTTCTGGTGGAAATACTCCAACTGATACTAGAGAAAACTTTACATTTAATTATGATGGGACTAGTTGGACTTCAAGTGGAGATTTACCTTTTGTTTCAGGACAAGCATCAGCATGTGGAACACAAACAGCAGGAGTTCATTGTGGTGGTACACAAAATCCAGGAAATAACAAAACAAATAAAACAGCTCACTACGATGGTTCATCATGGACTGATAGTGGAAATTTTCCAATAAATTTAGCTTATCACGCAATGGCTGGAACACAAACAGCAGCTTTGCTTGGGATGTATATTAAGTTTGATGGTTCTAGTCCAGATCAATCAAATGAATTTTTTGAATACAATGGTTCATCATGGTCTGCAGCAGGTAATCAAAATAATACTAGATATGCTGGAGCAGCTTTTGGAATTCAAACATCTGCGATAACAGCAGGAGGAGGATCAGCACCAGCAGGACATCAAAACAAAGTTGAATCTTATGATGGAACTTCTTTTACAAATGAAAGCAATATGGTTACTGGTTCTAATTATGTACAGAGCGGTGGAACTTCTGCAGCAGGATTAGCTTTTGGTGGTAGTGGACCAGCAGGTATTGGGCCTAACCAAGCATTAAATAGAACAGAAGAATGGAATGATCCATCTGCTGGAACAAGATCAATGGATGTATCATGACGGATTATAAAACCATTAAAGG